ACCAAGTTGGACACGATCTCTTGGAGTGAGGTGATGCTGGCAAGAAGCACGTTGTCGTTGGCAATGGAGAAGTCCTTGTCGGCCTCCAGCTTGTCATCGACTTCTTGCTTGGTGTAAACGTCATCCTTCTGGGCGACCGTTGCGAACCCCTGATTCAGGAGCCGGAAATACTCTCTGAACTCAGACTCCAATGTGCCGTACTGGCCTTGAAAGGCAGCGAACTCAGACTGGTCGGCCTTGCCAGCAACGAGCCCATCAACCTCGGACTTGGTGTATCCGCCGGTCAGGGCGAAGATGTCCACTTGCTGGGGGTTGCCAAAAGGCGCGTCTAGCTCATCGCTGGTCAGCTTGAGCCACCGACCTTCCGCCGTCTGCATGACGATCATGGACGGGTTTTGGGGAGTTGGCAGGCCCGACTCGCTCTTGACGATCTTGGCGAACGAACTCAACTGACCAGACAGCACGATGGTAGTCTGGTATTCCTGCCGTGTAATGGACACAAGGGTGCCCACATCCTTGAAGTAGTGCAGCCCGTCAGCCAGAACGCTGAAGGCATCTTCCAGCCCTTGAGGTGTGTCGGCCCCAGCGTCGGGAACTGAACCTGCATGGAGGGTGATGGCCGGTTCGCCGCCTCCTGCTGGCAGATTTGCAAGCAGAGCGTCAATCTCTACGTCTGAGTAGTGGCCCACAATGCCCTTGGTGGGATTGATGGCAAGGCTCTGGGTGGCAAACGGCTGCGGACGGGCAGGGGCGGGCATGGCTTACTCTTTCCACAAGGGGACAAGGAATCTCTGGCCGTCAATCACCACAGGGAAGGCACCAACGAACAGGGGCTGGTTGTATTCCGAGCCGTCTGCACTGATGCCAATCCCTGCTCCGTCAGCCTGCTGAATGACTGGCGGGTCGTCGTAAGTGATGGGGGCGGTGGAGTTAAAATCGGGCACAGTTGGATCGCCGGGGTCACCCTTCTCGCCGGGTGGACCTTGATCTCCCGGATCTCCTTTGACACCCGGGCTCCCGTCAACTCCGTCGCTGCCTGCTGGTCCGCGCTCGCCGGGGTCACCCTTGGGGCCGACAACGGAACCAACGGCATCGAGGATCTGCTGGACGGTGATCTTCTGCGTGGTGGTGCCGTTGACCGCTGGCAGGATGCTGGCGGGCGTAACTGTTCCGGCTGGCAGCTGGCTAATGCGAATGTCTGGCATGGGCTACTCTCGCCTGAGGGGGCTGCCGTCTTCTGTGACTAGGTTTTGGAGTGATTCGGCCAGGATTCGGAAGGTAATGCGAGGTGGAGGCGTAACTGGCCCAGTCGGTGTGGGTCGAGCGGGACGCAGTGTCTTTTGGTCTTCTGCCATTACCCGCTCACGCTGATAAAGCCAGTGAGATCTACTCCCTCCCCGACAACGTAAGGGCAGGCAAACAGGGCACCGGGGAGTTCAAAGCAGTTCCCCTCGGAGACAGCGGTCGTGGCAGGAGAGCCGTCAACTCCGTACAGAGCAAAAGCCTCCCCATCAGGGTTGACTTTGGCGTACCAAGTGATGGTTCCGTTGCCGCTCTCTACGAACAGGGCAGCCCCAGCACTACAGTTAAACGAGATGATCTTGGAGGTTTCCAAGGCCACCGTCATCTTGACTGGGATAACGCCGGAACTCCGCTCGATCTTCATGTCTGCCTCGGCTGCAAAGGGTGTGGCTAACCCTTTTATGTCCGAGAAACACCCGGGCGAGACATGGACTAGGTCTTCTTGGCCTTCCAGTGGGGAACGTGCTTTTTATTCACACGCTCCAGAGCATCCCTCATGGAGAGCTTGGGCTCCTGTGCGATCTCTTTCTTGGCGAGTTCCTTGGCGATCTTAGGATTTAGGCCTCTGCTTAGGGGAGCTTCTTCAAATCCTTGGTACTGCACTGCACCACTGAGGTTTATGTTCCGTTTCTTGGCAACCCGCTTGATGTCGTCCAGCGAGGAGACCCATGCCTCGGGGTCGGATGCACCCCTTTTGTCGGCTATTCCACCAACGTAATACTTCCCGGAGACATTGACCCCTGATTCCTTGGCAGCTTTGAGCATCCACTTGGCCTGCCGCTTGGGAAGCTGGTCCATCCAGTTGCCATCTTGCCTGCCCTCAAAGAAGCTGCGGTCCAGGCCTGTAGTGCCCGGGGCCTGCTGAAGAGCGCACATTTCTGCCCACTTCTCAGTCTGCCCCGCGTTCACCATCTTGATGTAGTGGTTCTGGACTTCCTGACTGGCTTGGCCAATTTCGTAGGGGAGCTTCACGGCATCATCTCCGGGGGTACTTCATCAGGGGGTGAAGGAGGCCCCCCGCCGCCGGTCCCGGGTGCGGGTCCCTTCTCGCCGGTAGGAGGAACCGGGAGCGTGGGCACGGGAGGCGGCGGCGGGGGTGGTTCAGGTACGAGATAACCCTTGGGGTCAATGTCGAGTGATTTGGCCCAGTCGGTGATGAGGGCGTTGAACGGACCCACAACCCCTTGTGGTATGAGCCCCTGCAAAACGGGCCCAAGGGTCTGGAGGGCCATTTGCATCTGCTCGACCCTGCCTGCTTTGTTCGGCTTTCGGGCACTTCCAGCCTCGATCCTGTAGTCAAACTCCCGGGCCAGCTGGGAGATGTCCATGTTCTGGATCTGCTGCTGCCAGACCTCGGCACCTAGGGGCCCAAGGATCGGAACAACGTCTTGGGGCTGGAGCAGCCAACGGGCGGCCAAGGCTTCTCGTCTAGCCAGCAGACTCATGGCGTCTTCGAGTGCATTGGCCATGTCATCAGGCCTTACCGAGATCTGCTCAGACTTGACCTGGGCTTCAGCGGCTGACCTGAACTGGTTTCGGGTCATGCCGAAAACTAGCTCGGTTAAGCCCACCCGCTTGTCGAACATGTCCGAGACGGCTTGAATCACCTGCCAGATGTCAGGAGTCACGGTGGGCATCTGGAACACAGACACGACATCGTTCACCGACCGGCCTAGGGTCTCGGAAAGCTCGATGAGCGAGAACCCGCCCTCTTCGTGCTTCAGCAGCTGGTCTTTAAGATCCTGCTCGGCAGCCTTGTTGACCCCCACAAGGGTCTTGCAAGAAGTCATAATCCGGGTTGCCAAGAACGATAAGGCCCAGTTCATGAACTTGAGTTCAGCCATACCCGGCTTCAAATGGCTGATCGGCCAGCTGTATCCCGGCTTCCGGTGAAACTGAAGGGGAACGAAGGGCCAGCCGTTGTTGCTGTCTGCATAGAACGGGATCGGCCAGCGAGTTCGGGTGAACAGCGTGTTGGGCAGGCCCGTCTCGTCGGGCTGCTCCATGGCTATTTCCTTGGGGGCATTCAAGGGGAAATTTACTCCCTCGGCCACGACGATGTAGCAGTTCTCCCCCAAGGCGTCGAAGGTCTGGGCAAACTCCTTGGGTGAACCCTTGAGCGTGTGGCCAAACCCAGTCTTGGAGTAGATCTTCCAGTAGACGATCAGGTCGTTGGTCTTGCCGTTGCGTTTCTTGTTCTTGTAGTCCCGGTCCTGTTCCTGGGATCTGGCGACGTAGGACTCTAGGTGACCCTTGAGATCCTCCTTGTTCAGGCCGTACTTGCGGGCCACCTGATCCACGGGGTGGATGCAGCGGCGGGCACACCAGAGAATGTCTTCCTGCTCGTCAGCGTCCGGGTCCCACTGGATGTTGTCGCAGGAGTCATAGAAAGAACCCACGATCCCGTAGGAGTTGTTATCTACCCCCGGAAGTTCCATGAGTTCCGTCCACCAGACACCCAGCCCCTTGATAATGGCCTCGTCCACTACCCGGCGGGAGTGTTCTTTCAAGTTCAACTCAACGGGCGTGTAGTTTAAGTAGCCTTCGACCAGACTGCTGATGGTCTTCCGTCGTTCCTCCTCCATGGCGATCTGGTTGGAGGTCTGGATGAAGGTCTCCACCATGGGGTCGGGCATTGGCATCCCGGTCATGGGGTCCATCTGCGGTGGCTGATTGGGGTCAATACCTAGGGAAATGGGTGAAACTACAGGGAAAGCTCTCGGGTTGACTGTCCGCACTGGGTTGCGGGCGTAGATGACACTTCCAAACAGCTTCACCGCCTCGAAAGCTTTGTTGATACACATCCTGAACGATGGGGGAGCGATCTTGGAGAACGAAGCTCCCTTGTCCCGGTCCCTCCAGAACCAGTCACCATTGCCGTCAAAGAAGTTCATGGCTTCCCGGGCGTCTTCGGTAAACGGTCGCTTGTGCTTCTCGGACTGCTTGATCTTCTCAAGCCAGGACGTAGAGACAGCACGGAGGGCATCCTCCATCTTCTGGGCAGACATCTGGTCATCCGGGAGCGGTGGCAGGCCCATCCCAGCCGGGGAGTCCAGAGAAGCGTCCGTGCTAAGTCCTTGGTCGTCCATGATTGGTCAGGCTATGCAGCCTCTGCCTTTTTGTTGGAGCGGGCGGCTTCGATCTTTGACTTGGTCAGGAGGGCGTGAATCTCCTTGAGGGCGGTCGTGTTCGGGTGGACCTTGAAGCAGCCCCAGCGTCCCCATGCTGCGGCGGTCTCACTGTTCTTCCAGAACGGGTCGTCGGCGTGACGGACGGACGGCTTCTCAACCAGCCCGGTGTTTTGGGCATAGACCAAGACACTGATGGTCTGCGTCCCCGGCTTGCTGGCTACCCAGCCCATCGAGCCCTCTTGGGGGGAGAACGGGTTGTCGTAGAACAAGACCATGTCACCCACGGTCAGTTCTGGCATTTGAAAGTTGTCCATAAGTTCCTCCTGATAGATGGCGTCTGTCACTGCTGAAGCCGACTTTAAGGGTCTGGGCCTAGGGGACAACCATCATTCAGGCCACCCAGGTCTCCGTGTAGGAGGAGGGGGCTAGGTAGACAACGCCTGCTTTGTTCTTCTCTTTGTCCCGTCCCTGCTTCCACTTGACCCACCAAGGATCTTCGACCTTCTTCTCGGGCCGGTGGTACTCAGGCTGGTAGGCACAGAGGTATCGCAGGCAGTCCACCAGATGGAACTCGCCCCGCTTGTTGGGTTCATCGGTGACAATCGTAGTGCCCGCGATGTAGGCACATTTCTTTTTGTACCGCTTCAGTTCCCGCTCCATGTTGGGCATGGCACCCCTGAGGAACCTCAGTTTAGGTGTACCGTCTTGCCGGATGTGCAGCATCGTGCGGACGGCATGCAGCCCAGCTTGAACGTCGTCTGACCCCGGCAGGAAGCTCGATCCGGTGACCTGCGACCGGATGTTGAGGGCCGACAGCTGCTCGGTGTACTGGTCTTGGGGTGACTTGCCAGAGCCGATGTCGGTGAGTCTGGCCCCGTGGGCGTCGATCAGGAAGGCATGGAAGATGTGCTTTTCCACCTTTTTAAGTAACTCAGCGGCAAATATGAGGGCGTTGCAGTTCCTTATGTAAAGCTCGTCGTAGCATAAGACCATGTCTCCCTTAGG